ATCACACTACCAAAAATATAAAATACAGCCTAGTAAGTTTGTAGTTGAGAACGAATTGCTATATCCTGAAGGTTGTGCTATAAAATACATAGTGAGACATCGCGATAAAGGAAAAAAACAAGACTTGGAAAAAGCAATACATTTTATAGAAATGATAATTGAAAGGGACTATGGAACCAAATAATCATATACCTCATTACATGGGGTTGTTCACATGTTTATTAATTCTTTGTTATTTAATCTCATGAAAAATAAAAAAGGAAGTGTAATTGTAAAAATAATTGAGATTGGTAAACATAAATTTAATCTAGAAATATATCCAAAACTAATTGACTGGGAAATATTTCCACACAATTACGATGCTGCTTTGTATGCATTTAGCAACAAAGATAAATTAAATAAAAAAATAGAGTCTAAATATATATGAAAATACCTACATTTAGTGCACAGACAGAATGGGTAATACCCACAGAATTTCCAGACCTTAGACAAGTTGACGAAATTGCAATTGATTTAGAAACAAGAGACCCTGACCTAATTAAAAAAGGATCTGGATCTATTATAGGTAATGGAGAAGTTATAGGAATAGCTGTAGCAACAGCACATTACAAAGGATACTTTCCTATTGCACACGAAGGTGGCGGCAACATGGATCGTAAAAAAGTTTTAGAATGGTTTCAAGATATTCTTAAAACAGATTCTACTAAAATATTTCACAATGCAATGTACGACGTATGTTGGATCAAAGCTATGGGTTTAACTATCAATGGTATGATCGTTGACACAATGATAGCCGCAGCTGTGACTGATGAAAACAGATTTAGATACGATCTCAATAGTTTATCATGGAAGTATTTAGGTTTTGGTAAGAACGAAGCTGCACTTGCAGAAGCAGCAGCTGAATGGGGTATAGATCCTAAATCAGAAATGTACAAACTACCATCACTTAACGTAGGTGCATATGCTGAACGTGATGCAGAAGCAACGTTTGGTTTGTGGCAAGAAATGAAGAAAGAAATTATATCTCAAGACTTGGAATCTATTTTTAATTTAGAAACAGATCTATTTCCATGCCTTGTTGACATGAGATTCAAAGGTGTAAGAGTAGATGTAGAAGCAGCACAGATATTAAAGAAAACATTAATAGGTGAAGAGAATGCTTTACTAAACGCAATAGAAAAAGAAACTAATGTAAGGCCGCAGATTTGGGCCGCAAGTAGTATAGCAGAAGTATTTGAAAATTTAAAGATAGAGTTTGATAGAACAGAAAAAACACAAGCACCAAGTTTTACAAAAAACTTTTTACAAGAACACAAACATCCTGTAGTCAACATGATTGCAAAGGCAAGAGAAGTTAACAAAGCACACACAACTTTTATAGACTCTATCCTACGATACGAACACAAAGGTAGAATACATGCGGAGATAAATCAATTAAGAAATGCAGGTGGTGGTACAGTTACAGGTAGGTTCTCATACCAAAATCCAAATCTACAACAAATTCCAGCACGTAACAAAGACCTTGGACCTAAGATTAGGTCATTATTTATACCCGAGGAAGGCCATAGATGGGGTTGCTTTGACTATTCTCAACAAGAACCTAGGCTGGTAGTGCATTATGCTGCTTTATACAAATTGCCATCTGTTTATGATGTAGTAGACGCTTACAATAATGATGCTAACTCAGACTTTCACCAAACAGTAGCAGACATGGCAGAGATACCTAGATCACAAGCTAAGACAATTAACTTAGGATTATTTTATGGTATGGGTAAAGCTAAACTTCAAGCAGAGTTAGGTGTATCAAAAGACAAAGCTGCTGAATTATTTAATACATATCATGGTAAGGTGCCTTTTGTTAAACAACTTATGGAGAAAGCATCTAACAGGGCACAAGATCGTGGACAGATAAGAACTTTGCTAGGACGACTATGCAGGTTTCATCTATGGGAGCCAAATAGTTTTGGTATGCACAAAGCCATGTCACACGAAGATGCATTGGCGGAACATGGACCAGGGATTAAAAGAGCATACACATACAAAGCATTAAACAAATTAATTCAAGGTAGTGCAGCAGACATGACAAAAAAATCTATGTTAGAATTATACAAAGAAGGAATTGTAGCACACATACAAATACACGACGAGTTATGTTTATCAATAGAAAATGACGCACAGGCAAAAAAGATTGTTGAGATTATGGAGCAAGCTGTTAATCTAGAAGTTCCAAATAAGGTAGATTACGAACACGGAAAAAACTGGGGGAGTATAAATGACTAATGGCTTATCTTAATGCAAACATACCAATAATAGAATGCTACGTAAGAGGCAACTATCTTAGAGATCAAAAAGATTCACACGATAAATATTTTGAAGTAGGTGTATTTGGTTTTAGTTCTATACCAAACAGGGTGCCTATGTTTCATTTCTTAATGGAAGATGGTGGACTGTGGTGGCGAGCACCTATATCAGCATTCTGTACAAAACCGGGTGTAAAAGAATTGCCACTTGACGAACTAATTATGTGGGATAGTTTTAGTTATAATGTAAGTGTTACAACTTTTTATGAGTTAGCCGGTGCTACCATGCAATATACATCACGACGTAAAGTAAAACGTAAAGGTAAATATTTATTTACTATTGATTGGTGTTCAGGAGACTTTAACGAATTAAATTTTGGTTATGCAGAAAAACCAGATCAACATAAATGTGGACATGTACTACAATTAGAGGACGGAAACTTTGCAATACAGCCTAATAATAGGCTTAAAATGTTTGATGCATCTATGGGTGTGGACCCATCAAAAAACTTGATTAATAGATTGGTAAGCAGTAAGATATATTCCGTAGAAAATTCAGCTAAGTGGATTACTGACGAGCATGAAGAAGGCAGTTATGACTATCAGCTGAGAAACCTGGAGGAAGATAATGATAAATAAATACAAAGAAAAATTTATGATTTGGCAATTACATTACAGAACAGAAATAATCATTGCTGTTGCTGCATTTGTGTTAGGGGCTGTAATCTTTTAATAAAGGACCTTATGCCATATGAACATTGCAGAACTATTCAAAAAGAATTTTATATTAGTACCCGTTATAGCTTCTGTATTAGTTGGAACGTTCACTGGTGTTAGATATATTGTTAATCTAACAGACACAATCAACGACAATCAAAATCAAATAATAAATCTTCAACGAGATTTAACTACAGCCCAAGAAAAAATTATAGATCAAAACACAAGACTAACTTCTGCAGAGTCTACTTGGCAGATGGCAGAAAATTTATACAGACAACTAGCAGATCAAGTTAGAGAACACAGCTATGATATTAAGGATTTAAACAGGTAATGTATGGAGGTTCTCAGGATGAATTATTATTTTACAGGATTACTTGTTCTAGCTCTTACAATCTTAGCTTTATTTGTAGAACCTGCATATCCTAGAAACGAATATCTTAACGAGTATGGTGCAAGATGTGGAGATTTTGAAACTAGAGTAGAAGCCGAAGATAGAAATTATGATTATAGACATTATAGTGACAGCAATAATTATGATGGTGACAGTGAAAATTATAGATTAAGTTTTACTTACAGAAAATATTTAGGTGTGGATTGTAAAACTATAAATGAAAACGTAAAACTAAAACAACAATTAGAATTAATGAAGATGTGTGGTCGAGTTAACAGTAATCCAAGTCTTGCACAGAATGAAAACTTTAGATTATTAGTTATGAAATGTAGAGGTATTACTCCTACAGGAGATAACACTAGACCTGGTGATTCTAAAAGTTTGTGGGACGATATGAAAGATGATTACAAAAAAGATAACCCTGACCTTAATTTAATGGGAGATAAGATAATAGGACCTAGTAAAAGCACGTTGAAAATTCCTCCAAAAGACTTTATACTTCCTCTACCAAAACCAAAAGATGATTGATAGATTTTTATATGCATTCTTTGGCGGCTTAGACCGTCTGTGCGAAGCTGTTGCTAACAAACTAGCAGGCCCAAGATGTCAATGTAAAAAAAATTCTAAGAGAACTTACAAACATCAAAAAGATCATGGAACAGATATAAGTTTTGAAAACGAAACAAAGAAATGAAAATATCAGAAAACACATCTGTAAGTATGCCAATGAAAAATATGATTGGTATAGTCGTAGCCGTTGCTATGGGTGTGTTTGCATATACCGAAGTGACTGCAAGGCTGACCAGTTTAGAGACATCAAGAGAACTATTTCAAGCTGACTTACTTAAAAAATCAGAACAAAAGCCCACGGACCAGGAACAATTTATGTTGATAGAATCTTTGTTTGGTGACGTGGAAAAGTTAATCACAAACCAAGAACAAAATATGACGAACAAGGTTAATATAGAATTTCTTAAAACACAACTGGAAAAAGCAATAAATGATGTTGAAAAATTAAAAGACAAAGTAAGAGCCAATGGTAATGGTAGTCATGACTGAAGTCGTTATTGCATTGTTAATGATTGT